GACTTTACGAAATCTAGAAAAATGTGTCAAGGTCCATTTTCCCTGGACCGGGGACCGTGGCACAAAAGACACTGTCAATATTGTAAATATGCAACACCGACCAAAACGGGTTTTCCTGGGGGCTTGTGTGTGGGCGGGCCCACCCTAGTGAGGGATCCTAACGGGTTTCGAAATGCGATTCTAATTAAGACCCCCCACCCCCCTCTATAGGGGTAGGGGTCCCAAGACATACCCTATATAGCATAATTCACATAATCATGGTAAGGATGAAAACAATTACGATATGAAAAACGACGAAAAAAATTCTACAGAAAATTTTAATTTGCCTTTGGTCGAGGAGCAGCAATACATCAGAGCCAAGAAGAATGTCATCTTAGATAATTTTAGAAAAGATCTCGAGTCTGACTTTTTAAAATTTGTGAAATACATGTGGCCAGATTTTATTGAAGGCCGTCACCACAAAGATATGTCCGAGATGTTTAATGCTTTGGCTGATGACAAGGTAGATAGATTAATTATTAATATGCCACCAAGACATACGAAGTCCGAGTTCGCCTCTTACTTTTTGCCAGCGTGGATGATAGCAAAGAATCCAAAACTAAAAATTATTCAAACGACCCACACCGCGGATCTGGCTGTGGACTTTGGACGTAAAGTAAAACACTTGCTCGACGATCCCTTGTACTCGGACATTTTTCCAACAAGACTTATGGAAGACTCGCAGGCTGCAGGAAAATGGAAAACGGAACAGGGCGGAGAATACTTTGCTGCTGGTACAGGCGGAGCGATCACAGGACGTGGTGCTGATTTACTTATTATCGATGATCCACACAAAGAACAAGATTTAAGAAAAGATGGTAAGTCTTTTGAAAAAGCATGGGACTGGTATTTATCTGGTCCAAGACAACGTTTGCAACCTGGCGGAAAGATTGTTGTGGTTATGACACGTTGGTCAACAAAAGATATTACAGGTCAATTACTCAGAGCACAGATGGCAGACGATGCTGATCAATGGAAGGTGATTAAGTTTCCAGCGATCATGCCATCAGGTAAAGCGTGTTGGCCAGAGTTTTGGAAAATAAAAGAACTGCAAAAGACTCAGGCAACGCTGACCCCGTCTAGATGGAATGCTCAATATATGCAAGAGCCAACTTCTGACGAAGGTGCTTTGATCAAACGAGAGTGGTGGAAAGATTGGGATTCAAGAACCTTGCCTTCACCAAGTTTTGTTTTACAGAGTTACGATACAGCTTTTCTAAAATCTAACACGGCCGATTATTCTGCGGTTACAACATGGGGAGTCTTTGAAACTGAAGATAACGGACAGCAGTGTATCTTAATGCACGCAGAGAAATCCCGGTTCGAGTTCCCTGAATTAAGGCGCAGGGCTCACGAACTTTATCTGCAGTACAGACCTGACATGGTTATCATAGAAGCTAAAGCTTCGGGTCTGCCACTCGTGGCTGAACTTAGACGAATAGGAATACCAGTAACTACCTTTACACCGTCTCGTGGAAATGATAAGTTTGCGAGAGTTAACTCAGTTTCACCTCTATTTGAGGACGGAAGAATATGGGCGCCCTTTCATGAGATGTATGCTCAAGAGGTGATAGAAGAATGTGCTGCGTTTCCACACGGCGATCATGATGATTATGTGGATTCGGTAACACAAGCGATAATGAGATTACGTGGTGGTTATTTCATTGCGCATAGAGAAGACGAAAAGTTAGAACCGATTAACAGAGGTAATTTAGAATATTATGGCTAACCCGGCAATTTTAAGAAGCATTGTTCAACTGGCGCAACGTTTAGGTGCGAAGCCAGGAAAGTTTGGTGGCACAAGATCTAATATTACATTCCTGGGCAGCGGTCCCTCAAACGAGTTGTTTAGTCAATCGCTTCGTATCAACGAGTTACCTGGATTATTCGGAGCAGGTGGAAAACTTAAACCAGCCATTTTAGATAAAGTTAATAGCGGCGTAAGTTACGCTATGGCAGGTAAACTATCTTCAGGTCAACTTAGAACATTAGATGCAAGTTTAAAAGCTATGGATAATTTACAATCTGGCTTAACAAAACCTACAGGAATTATTAATACCGAGTCGTTTAGAATGTTAGGCAGACGAGGTGCAAAAGGTTCAGAGTTCAAGGAACTGGGACAAAGGCTCAAGGCCCAAAGAACACAAGGATTCAAAGAAGCGATGGAAGCGGCTGATGATTTAATTTTAGAAGGATCAGGCGGCACGATTACAAGAACAGATCTTAAAAACTTATCTCCAGAAGCTTTACAAAATTTAAGATTAGAATTTGCTCCAGACATCATGGCTAGATTCTTCAAGCCTAAATTAGCAGGAGGCGGTAGAATTGGTTTTGCAGAAGGAACACCAGATCAAGCTGACCTTCAAGATTTTTCTTTAGGAAAAGACGCTGAAGATTTTTTAGAGTTCTTAAGATTAAAAGAAAGATTTAATAAACAAATGCAACAAGAAAATCTTCTCGAAGAGTTTATGAAATTTCAATCAAGAAACCAGCCCATAGAAGCCGCAAAAGGTGGTTTGGCTAAAATCTTGGAGGTATAATGGAATTTATAGAAATATTAGAAAAAATACAAAAACAAGGTAAGTTGAAAAAGTACGATCCGTTAGATAAAAGTACATATCCATCTGATCCTGAGCAACGTAAAATTTTACTATCAGAGCCGGAGAAAGAGACAGCAACAGAAATCTTAGCATTAGATGATTAAACGATTAACTAGAACTATTCCCCCTAAATCAGGGCCCACGCCTCAAGGGTTGAATATTCAAGATAATACTGTTAAGACTGTAAGATTGGAGAAATTAAATGGCAGACGACAATATAGACAAAGCGCTACCCAACGTAGAGCAAACAATAGAATTACCTAGTGAAGAAGAATTAGTCGAAGCGGCCCAGTCCGAAGAAGACAAAGTTCCGAATCCAGAAAACACTGAAATCGTTCAAGGCGAAGACGGTAGTGTAGAAATTAATTTTGATCCCGCAGCCGCGAGTCCTGAAGCAGGTGACGATCACTATGCGAACCTAGCAGAATTATTACCAGACGATGTCTTAGCAGATATGGGTTCTGAGTTATTTGACAATTACACACAATACAAAACATCAAGAAAAGATTGGGAAGATGGTTACACAAAAGGTTTAGATCTTTTAGGATTTAAATACGAGATTAGAACACAACCTTTCCAAGGTGCAAGTGGTGCTACACACCCTGTGTTAGCAGAAGCTGTTACACAATTCCAAGCACAAGCGTACAAAGAATTATTACCCGCTAATGGTCCCGTAAGAACACAGGTCATTGGTAAGACGGATCGTGCAAGACAAGATCAGTCACAAAGGGTTAAAGATTTTATGAATTATCAGATCATGGATAAGATGAAAGAATACGAACCGGAGTTTGATCAAATGTTGTTCTATCTCCCCCTATCAGGTTCAGCTTTCAAAAAAGTTTATTACGATGAACTCTTAGGACGAGCAGTCTCTAAGTTTGTCCCTGCTGATGATTTGATCGTGCCATACACTGCCACATCCCTCGATGATGCTGATGCAGTGATGCACACGATTAAGATTTCAGAAAACGATTTAAGAAAAAAACAAGTTGGTGGTTTCTATAGAGATATAGAAATTAATCCAACATACATGCAAGAAACTGAAGTTGAGAAAAAAGAAAGAGAACTTGAAGGTGTTAAAAAAACAAGAGACGAAGATGTTTATCAACTTATTGAATGTCATGTTAATTTAGATTTAGAAGGTTTTGAAGATAGAGACGAGTTTGGTGAACCTACAGGAATTAAATTGCCTTACGTTGTAACTATTGAAGCAGGTTCAAGAGAAGTTTTATCGATTAGAAGAAATTACCAGATTGGCGATCCAACAAAACAAAAAACTCAATACTTCGTTCATTTCAAGTTTTTACCAGGTCTTGGGTTCTACGGTTTCGGATTGATCCATATGATTGGCGGCCTTTCTCGAACTGCAACATCTGCACTCCGTCAATTACTTGATGCGGGAACATTATCCAATCTACCCGCTGGTTTTAAACAAAGAGGCATTCGTGTCAGAGACGAAGCCCAGTCTATCCAACCTGGTGAGTTCAGGGACGTGGACGCGCCAGGTGGAAACATTAGGGATGCATTCTTACCGCTTCCTTTCAAAGAACCATCACAAACTCTATTACAGTTGATGGGTATCGTGGTTAATGCAGGTCAAAGATTTGCAGCGATTGCTGATATGCAAGTTGGTGAATCAAATAAACAAGCAGCAGTTGGTACAACGATTGCATTATTAGAACGTGGTTCACGTGTTATGTCAGCTATACACAAAAGATTATACGTTGGTTTAAAACAAGAGTTTAAATTATTAGCTGATGTATTTAAAACTTATCTACCACCAGAATATCCTTATGATGTTGTGGGTGGACAAAGAAATGTTAAAGTTGCAGACTTCGACGATAGAGTTGATATTATCCCTGTAGCTGATCCAAACATATTTTCACAAACACAAAGAATATCTATAGCACAAACAGAGCTACAACTTGCCCAATCAAATCCACAAATTCATAATTTATATGAAGCATATAGAAATATGTATGAAGCAATCGGCGTAAAAAATATAGATCAGATCTTGCCACCGCCTCAACAACCTACTCCAGTAGACCCAGCTGCAGAAAATATTTTAGCTTTGTCTGGAAAACCTTTCCAAGCGTTCAAAGGACAAGACCACAGAGCACATATTACGGTGCATTTAAACTTTATGGCTACAAATTTAGCTAGAAATAATCCAATCGTGCTTGGTGCATTAGAAAAAAATATTTTTGAACACATTTCTTTGATGTCTCAAGAACAAATTGAGATAGAATTTAGAGAAGAATTACAACAATTAGCACAACTACAGGCTAATCCGATGCTTGCACAGCAAGATCCTAACGTTCAACAACAAATTTTATCATTAACGTTAGCGATGGAGTCTAGAAAAGCAAAATTAATTGCAGAAATGACAGAAGAATTTAAAAATGAAGAGAATAAAATTATGGGTCAATTCGGAAATGACCCTGTTGCGAAGTTAAAAGCAAGAGAATTAGATTTAAGAGCCGCTGACGACGCTAGAAAACGTGAAGAAGGCGAAGAAAGGTTGAGTTTAGATAGAATGAGAGCTATGATGAACCAATCTAACTTCGATGACAAGCTAGAACAGAACAAAGAACTGGCCATGTTGAGAGCTGGCGTAAGTTTAGCAAAAACAGGTGCTAAAAAAGTAGAGATTGAAGAAAATTAAGATGCCGTTGACTGAAAAAGGTAGAAAAATTATAAAATCTATGAAAAAACAGTACGGTAAGAAGCGTGGTGAAACAGTTTTCTATGCCTCGAAGAACAAAGGTGTTATAAAAGGCGTTGAAAAGAAAAAAACAAGGAGAAAAAATGGAAAAACTAGATAACATCAAGGAAGTTAAAGTTGGTGAGCAGCAAACTGAGATCGATCCTAGATCTAAAACAACTGCAGACCAAGCATTTAACTTAATTGGTACAGGCGGACCTGAGCTTGAAGTGCAAGGTCAAGGAAAAGT